GAGCTCATCAATGGAATATAAGGGCAATAGAACGCAGCTGCATCAGCCTCGCTAGAACCTTTGTATCCAACCAATACTGCTTGGCTGTCGTTTGCATAACCGTCAACATAAATCTTCATAGCACCGTTCAATGTACCAACAAACTTGGTGTTTGTAGGAGCTTCAAATGTACCTTCTGTAGTACGTGCAAATGCGCTAGTTGTAGCACTTTGCAATACTGTCAATGCAGCAGGAGAAACAACTGCCCAGTTACCTGCGCCACGACGTGTACGTTGTGCAATCAAGTTAGCTGTACGGTTGATCAATACTGCCAAAGCAGCATGCTCATCACCAACGAAAGTAGCTGTACCAGAAACTGCTGATTGGTCAAATGTGTAATCAGTAGCGGCTAGTGCACGCAATGAACCTAGAATCTCTTGGTCAATTTCAACTGTAATCTCTTGAGCCAAAGCTGCCATGATTTCAGCTTCCACGTCCAAACCGTGCATAGATTGTGCATCTTGCGCAGCTTCAAATGTCCAACGAGCAGACAATTTACGTGTTTTAGCTTCAACAACTTGTTTCAAGATTTGAACGTTAATTCTGTTACCAGCGATACCTTCAAGAGCTGCAGTACTTGTTGCTTGACCAGTTGAGTTAGAACCAGAATATGCAACTGCAATCTTGAATGGAGACAATGCCTCGTCACCAGCGGCTGCTGATGTACCGTATGCAGAAGCATCAGTGAAGTTGTCAGCATAACGTACACGTAGTGTATGAATCTGAGCAACTGGGCCTGTCATTGGCTGAACACCAATGATTTCGTTAGCAATAACTGTAGGCATAACACGACGGATAACTGGTAGAATAACACGGTTAAGTGTTGCTACGTTACCTGCTTGTGTTGCGCCAGCAGAAGCGTTCTCTGCCAACATTTTGCGAGTATTTTCTAAAATAACTGCCATGGAGGTTCTTTTTGAACCTTGTAAGCCTTCTAACAGGGCTTCTTTGGTTTCGCCCCAACGGCTTTCTAATAATGCTTGTGTCATGATTTTTCCTTTTTTATCCTCTTAGGGTTTAATTAAGCCCTGCTAAACGCTTCATCTCAAAAACATTAGACATGATGTCTGGTGCTTCTGTGGATTCAACGACAGTTTTAGCAGTTTTATCACCAGTTGCAACTACACGTGATTCTGTTAATACTGCTGCTTTAGGGGCAGGAGCGGCAACGGAACTATTGTTTAGTACTGCTGGTAGATACTTTTCGTATGCAGACTGCAACTTGTCAGTCGACACACTCTCGAGTAAGTCACGCATGATTGCAGACTTCTCTTTGTTTAATGGTTTCAACATTTCTGCAAGGCGTTCCTTGCGCTCTGCTGATTCCTTAATAATACGAACTTCACGTTCTTTTGATTCAACTAGTGCTTGTTTGCTTTGAATTGCCTGAACTGCTTCAGACAACTTGCCAGTTACCAACTCAACTTGAGACTGTAATTGACGAATTTGTTTGTTCTCATTTAAGTGAGTACCAGCAAATTCTGTTGCAAATGCTTCGAATAAACGACGACCAAACATGTTCTCGCGAGCAATTTGGATGTCTTCTTTTAGTTGAGTCAACTCTGACTCTAACGAACTGGTTATTGCCTCTTTTACAGCGGTAGCAGATTGAGCAATGAATTTGCTTTGTAGTTCGGCCAATTTGGCTTTACCTTCGCGAACTAGACGAACCTTAGTTTCCACTACGGCTTTCTTGTCTGCTTCAAATTCTTTAATTTCTTCTGCAAGTGCACGCATTGTAAAGTTTTCTAATTTTGCAATAGCATTTTCATAAACTTTACGATCGTTGCGCAATTCTTTAATTTCTTCTGCTAATTTAGCAGTCATGAAATTGTTGAACTTGCCTGCACTTTCAACCATGTGACGTTTGAAGTTCACACGGTCTTCTGCCAATTTCTGTTTTTCGTCTGCAAACTCAGTGAGTTCAGCAGTGAGAGACTCGGTAACCATTTTGTCAAGAGCTTCAACCATCACTTGCTTGTCATGTTGATAACGTTGTGCAAATTCTTCACGTAGTTCGGCACGTGCCTGCTCTTTTGCTTCAGTAACTCTGGCTTCCCAGGCTTCGGCAATTGCTTGACGTGTGTCTTCGTTAATAATTCCGTTATCCAACAATGGTTTGATAGCATCTAACATTGGATATCTCCTATAATTTTAAGTCTTTGATTAAGGCAGTAATGCCTTGCTTCAGGTACTTTTGTACTTTTTGATCTTGAGTGGCTTCACGTGCCATTTCAAATACCTGTTGTCCACCACGCATATTCATCAAGCCTTCATAGATGGCTTTGGGATATGCATGTGGGGCGCTAGGTTGTGCTACGATGTCAACGGTAATGATTTCAAAATCGCTAACGTGACCCGAACCTTCGTTAACATTACCAGATCCACGTGAACTTACACCTAGCTTAACGCCTGATGTAATCATAGATTCAACTAATTGTCCCATGGGGGTTGGTAATATTTTTAATTTGCCAAATCCACAAGGGCCGTCCATCCACATTTGTTCAATCATGTGACTTACACGGTCCAAGTTAATTTTCAAATCGTCTGGGTGATCTACTTCGCCTAGGACGGAGTATCCACCTTTAATCTGTTCGTTAATAGTTTCTACAGCTTTTTGTATTTCGTGAACAGGATAAACACGTTGGTTAGCGTTCTTCACGCCTCCCTCGATGAATATCCCCTTCATATAGAGATTCTTACCCTTCCCGTCGGTCTTTTCTTCAGAAATAACCTGAATGCCAGCCCGGTCAAAAGTTAAGTTCTCACGTAGGTACAAAGCCATTTGTAGTCCCTATTACTTCTTACCTGTTGGCTGACCAGCTTGACCTAGTTCAGATTTCTTATTTACAGAAACTTTACCGTCTTTTGCTGCACCAACTTTGGTACCTGATTCACTGCCCTGACCTTTACCGTCAGTTTCGTATGAACCTTCTTTATTTTTAAACGCACCGCCGGCTTTACCACCAGGAACATTGATGTTGCCTGATTTGATTTCGCCTTGGCCTTTATTGTATTCGTTGCTGGGCTTAGGAATAGATTTTCCATCTGGAGATTCGTTAGCACCGCCATTGTTTAGATTTTTATCAGTACCACCAAAATCTGCACCTGGGCCTACCGAACCTGGCTTAGTGTTTACAGATGTTTTCTTACCTGTGGCACCAACTGCATCACCTTCGCTAGCATCGCCTTGTCCGCCATAGATATCGCCAATACGGTCTACGTATTCACGCATCAATTCTGATGTGCTCTTACGGCTTTCTGTTTTACCAGAACCGCTTTTACCAGATGCGCCAGACTTACCGCTTACTGCAGAACCTGCTTTAGCAGCTTCCATTTTAGCAGAACCAGACTTGCCTGATTTAGCACTACCTGATGCGCCTGATCCGGACTTGCCTGAACCTTTTTTCAACCACTCAGGTTGCTCGCCTTCGAACATACCGTTTTCTTCTGGTTGTGCCATTTCGTCGCCTTCGTCACCACCCATTTCACCGGCTGGCTCTTCCATTCCGCCCATTTCGCCATGGCCTTCATCGCCCATGATTTCGTCAAACTTGGCTAGCAACTCGTCTAACTTAGCATCAATGTTCATTACTTGGTCTTCGATTTCAGCATGTTCTGCTTCTTCGCCGCCGCCAAATCCGCCTTCTGCGTCATCGCCGTCTTCCATATCGCCTTCTGGATCTCCGTCTACCATGTCATCGTCTCCGCCGAATTCTTCATCAGCTTCGCCCATTGACTCTTCACCAGAGATTTCGTCAACCATGTCACCGACTTGGTCACCGTGGACTTCTTCGCCCATTTGCTCTTCATCCATGATAGATTCATAAATGTCGCGTGACTTCTCTACAACGATGTTGTGGAATAGTTCACGTGCTTTGTCATCTTCATCATTGATGATGTATTCTATTAATTTCTCAAACTTGTTCATAAGAACTCCTTAAAATTGTTTGGCTTTGTAAGAGTATTTACAAAACTACGTATATTTTGGGGTTAAATGGGTAGTTTTTGAAGGATTTTGCGATTGTTTGTTACAATCTGATTACAGACCGACCGGAGCTGCGCCGGCTTCTGGTGCAGGTGCATATTGTGTTGCTACCTGCTTGAGTTTCTTTTCGTGTTCTAATTTACGAACGTCGTGACTCTGACGTAGTTGATTTAAATGCGCAAAGGTTAGTCGTGGCTTGCGGCTATCGTCAAATTTCAAGACACTTTGATCTTTCTTTTCGTCATAATAGCCTGCAGGCGCTTTGTCAAATAATTCAAATATGTTCATATCTACTATTTAACCTTTTTGTAATTAAATGGCAGGTCCACCGCCACCTTGCGCGGCTCCTGCACCTTGAGGACCACCGCCAGGTGCTTGTGCAGCACCACTTAGATCCATATCCCCGCCGCCAGGTGTGGCTTCGGGACCAAGACCTTCTAGTTCATTATTAACAATACCTGAACTAATACCAACACCGCCTAAGTTAGGTGCAGCTGGTGTTGCTGTTTCAGTATCCCCACGTTCTTCAGCAAACAACATTTCGTTTTCGCTCATTTCCTGCTCGGTTAGGCCTAAGTAACGCTTCATTAAGAAACGCTTGCTCAAGTATGGTATTTGTTCTAGTTGCGTAAATGTAGCAATTCTAGCACTGTCAATGTCTGCTTGACGGTATTGCGCAAAGTTTTGTGGAGGATTAAATGACAAATCAAACAAACTTCCGTCAATATTAAAGCCTCTCCAACGCATAAACAACTTAAATTCTGCATCTAACTTGTCGCAAATCATTGCTTGTAAACGCTGGCAATACTGATTAAAACGCCATTCTTGAATAAGCGCGGTACCTACACGACCATCTGTATAAGCAGCAGTTCCGTCTTCGGCAGTAGTAGGCAAATAACTACTAGGAATACGCAAACCACGGAATAACTTGTTGGTAAAGAAGCGTAAATCAGTGATTTCACCTAGATTAGCACCGCCAGGTAGCACTTCAACGCTTGATCCACGACCTTCTGCAGTTTGTGGAAAGAAATAGTCTTCGTTTGTGCTTAATGGATTATACGTAGCATCCATCATGTTGGCATTTTGATTGGGACCGCCTGATTGTGTAGGTATTCTACGTTGGTGAATTTCGTTTTTAATACGTTCTACAAACGCCATAGCCATATGACTGGGCATGTTACCTACGTCAATCTTAAAGATACGACGCTCCGGGGCACGTTGCACACGGTAGATAATGATACTGTCTTCCAGCAGTTCTTTTTGCTTAAAAACCTTAAAAATGTTCTCTAATACAGAGTTACCAAAGGGCCAAAATACATCTAAGCCTTCTGTTAAACTCACATGCACCACGTGTTCTGCATTGATAGCAGCTTCGTTCTTAGCATGACTAAAGCGTGAACCACCACCAAATGGTGTTTGTGGTTGTACATAAGCGCCCGATGGTCCACCTACTTGAGGGTGATTCATATAAGTGTCTGTGGTAGCAACCGCAGTAGCAGTCAAATTTTGAAAGTTAATGTTCAAGTCTTTAATCAAGTATTGCTCGGGCTCTTTGCCTTTGCTTTCGTTAACAATAACTTTAGTGATCTTGGACATTTCTGTCCACATGAGCTTAAAGTTTTCAGGATCACGTAAAAATACTTGATCACCATACTTCAACACATTACGCACAACTTTGAATATACGCTTGTTCCACTCGTTTAGTGCAACCCACTGTTGTAATTGCTCTTTTAAGATCTTAACTTCGTTATCACTGGGCTTGTCTTTGAACGCCAATGTAAAGGCAGTATGATTGTCTTCGTTCTTTTGTGTCATAAACTCAGCTAAAATGTCTAAAGCTGCGTTTACTTCCGAATCCATATCCATTTGTTCATATTGATTATAACGCTCAATACGATTTGGATGCCCGATGTAAACTTCAGGTAATTGGCTTTGATAATTGCGGAATCCGGGATCGGGCAAGCGACCACCACCCAATGGGGAGATGTTACTTGGTAAATTGCTTGTCTTAAAGTACTTTTTCCAGCCTGCCATATTGTATCCTGTGTATGCTATATTTATAGCAATTAGGCCACAGCCCGGAAATGATTTTCTGAGATATCTTTGTGATCTTCGAGTATATTAATCATTTCGTCAAATTTATCTAACAATGCTTGCATACCTGGCAACATACCATTAACTAACGGAGTTACCAGTTCACGTTGCCCGCCTTCTGCCACTGTTACATTAGATCCGCCAGAACTGGGATTTACAATTCCCCCGCTAGCAAGCTGAGCATGAACGTGGTCTCCAGTTGCAGTAACTTTTGTACCATCTTTTCGTAATATTTCTTGTCCTTTTTTCTCAAAATCAACTCTAGAGAATCCTATTGCTTTTAGTGCAGCAACCACTGTGTCAACATCACCCAGGGGATTAATGTCTATGGCTTTACCCCACCCGTGCACATCGTTTTTGTGTGCTGCAAAAATATCCGAATCATTAAGTGCATTTATCATCACGTGAGATAATACAGAATCAGAATTCATTTTATCAAGCATGTCTTGCAGTTGAGGGGTGATCCCACCAGTACCAGCTCTACCATTGGTTATCAATCTACCTACATTTGGAGGCATTAATTGAGACA